TCATGACTCTAACGGAGGCGGGGTATTAGTAAATAGCGGGCGTTGGGCTACAGGACTCGCATACAATGTAGGCGAATATGTCTTTACAGTAAGTGATAGAGTAAAAAATGCACAAGGATTTACCGCTAATTACTTCCAAAACCATCCAGTGTATTATGTCTGCAAATCAGGACACACCTCTTCCGACAACATTAAACCAGAAAGTAGAGGCGATTTATGGGTAAAAGATGAGTGTTCTAAAAAAATCTCAGCATGTAAATTAAGATACGACAATGAAGAATATGCGGGAGAGGATGGCATTAATGATGGCAAAAGTCTACCATTTGGAGGATTCCCTGGAACTGATAACTTCGGATACTAATGATTAAAAAAAAATTAACAAAATCATCTTATGGACAACCTCAGAAAGAGGTTTGCGGATTTATTGTTTTAGACGATAAAGATTTTGATTTTGTCCAAGTAGAAAATTTAGCTGAAGATAAAGAGTCGGAGTTTTATATCTCTGCCAAAACATTTTTGCACACAAAAGAAAATCACAATGTAGTGGCAGTATTTCATTCTCACCCATCTGGGAATGAACAGCCAAGTGATTTTGATAAAAACTGCTCAGAAGCTGCTTGTTACCCGTTTGTGATTTATTCTAATAAAACAAGAAAATTCGGCACATATATTCCAGAGTATCTGGAAACCGAAAAGGAAATCTTTAAAAAACTGGAGGTAGAGTTATGCTAATAGTATTGCACGGTTTAATATCTCATCGCTTTGAAAAAGAAATAAAATTAAACGGTAGAATTCAAAAAGATTTAATCGTAGATTTCTTAAACTGCAAACACAAAAACTTTAAGACGTCTTTAAGAAAGATGGCTAAAGAAGGAAATTTTTATCAAATTATTGAGTCCTCTGGTAATTTTCATATTGTTCCCATTGTAGGAGGAAGTATCGGAGCGATTGTAGGAGTTTTAACATCTAAGATAGCTGGACAATTTCTCGTCGCAGCGGCAACAAATCTGGCGATGACTGGGTTAAATATGTTAATATCGCCACCAGATGAGGATAGTTATGGTGGAGGAGAAGACGCAGTTGTCTTACAAAGCACAAGGTTTCAAGGTTTGCAAAATGTTGCCTCTCAAGGTGATAAAGTCCCAGTTGGATACGGTAGGTTGAAAATTGGAAGTACAATAATAAATCAATATTCTGAAAATGTAAACGTGAATAATTCAAACAATGTATCAGAAATAAACGATGCTTGGGACGAAAGCGAATATGAAACTCCTTTAGATTTTGATTTAATTACAGAGTATTTAAACGTAACCGATGTGCAAAGCTATTATAGATCTACAAGAGATGAGCTATTTGGAGGCTCTTATGCGGCGAGCGATGGCTCTAATACATCAAGTAGTACAACAACCACTACAACTACAACAGAAGAAGGGTCAGGTTATTAAAATGAAAATCAAAGTAATACTACACGGTAAATTAAGTAGAAAATTTCAAAAAGAATTTGAGTTTTTTAACGTAAAAAATTTAAAAACTGTTATCTCTGCTATAGATTCTATTCATCCAAATTTTAAAAATAGTCTTTTACAAGATGCTCGACGAGGCGCAAATTATCAAATTTTAATTGACAGGAAAATCACAGAAAATGTAAAAGCAGTAAAAGAAATAAAAGACAATTCAACTATAGAAATTGTGCCGTGTCTACTTGGTGCAGATCCAGCCACAATCATAATTAGTTTAATTGTAAACTTAGTAGTAGCTGGAATTCAGTATTTAATGACCCCAGATGCACAAGCAAGAAGAATCGAAGCATCTATTAAGGGAGAGAGTTATATTTTCGCTACACCTGATAATTTAGTCCGACAAGGTCAAGCTTTACCTTTAGGATATGGAAGATTAAGAGTTGGATCTCAGATAATAAGTTCGACAATAACGAATCAAGATTTAAAAAATGCAAATATAGACAACAGTGATTTTGGCTATACAGATAATTTAAAAGACCAAATATCAGATTTTTTAAATTTAAGTTTATTAAATAATAATTATCTTTGATGAAAGTTATTAAAAATAAAATCTCAAAATCCGTTAGGGGAAAGGGAGGCAGTAAGGACGACGCTATTGTAAACTACTCCTTAATGCCTCCTGATACAACGAATCTTCTTCGAAGCAGAGAGTTTGTTAAAAGTTTAGATCTTATTTGTGAAGGGCCAATTGAAGGCATCGTGGATGTAGACGGAAAAAGAGTTGAAGGGGCAAACATTTTAAAAGGAATATATTTAGACGATACCCCAGTAATGACATCTGAGGGCAAGTTTAACTTTAATAATGTTTCAGTTGATTACAGGTATGGCAGTGAAAATCAACCTGCTATGCCTAGGCACCAATCCGCTGTTACGCAAAAAGATTTAAACTTTGCATTGCTAGGCCCTTTCATCAGCGATCAAATATTTCAAGGTTCAAGTGCAAAATTTTCTTCAACTTTTCAAGATATTTTATACGATCGTTCTACTTCCATACCTACAGAATATAGTGGCGTTGTTTTTGGTTTTGAAAAAAAAATTTACAGACAAGGTATTTCGTCAGTGTCTATCGTAAGTGGAGGTTTAGGTTATACTGATCCTCCTACTTTAAGATATTATCCAATTATAACAGGGTCTGTAGGCGGCGGCATAGTATATCAGCAGCCAAGTTTTAATGTAGGCATTAATTCAAATGGCACGGTTAACAGCATATCGGTTACCAGCTCGGGTCAGTTTTCTTCTTATGAAATTGCTAGTGGTTTTTCT